CCTCCTGTGAGAGTGTCGCCACCTCTTCCTCGCTGATGCCGAGAGCCTGAAAAGCATCGTTGTTCTTTTCTGCCTGCACCGACAAAGTTTTCATTATCGGAATAAGAGAGCTGGCAGACGAACCGCTATGCTGGAGAACTGCATCCCACTCCTGCCAAGACTCGGCAGACATGTTCGCCTTCTGGCTCATCTTATCCACGTTATCGCCATACTCGGCCGCCGCAACAGTCGCATCGAGCAACGCTTCGCCGCTCTCAACGATTGCCCCTGTAAGAGTGCCAACAGCAGCAGTCACCCCTGCGAGAGCCGCCCCTGCGAACCCAGCAACGCCTGTAAGGGCACCGCTCAAGCCGTCCGCAATCGAACCGCCTGCGTCCTTGCCTGCATCGCCAAGGATGGCAGACATCTCTTCGCTAACTCCCTTTGCACTCGGTGCCAATTGAAAATAATATGTTCCGATTGTTTCTGCCATTTTTATATCTCCGACCACATCCGTTCAAATTCTTCCATCGTCTCGAATGTGGCATACTGTTCTTTCTTGTCTAACCCTAATAAATGGTCAAGAATGTGCTTCGGCTTCTTGCCCCTCTTGCCATATCTCGCCCATGATTGATCTCGTAATTCATCCGCTATCCTTGCCAGTAGCCACTCAGTATGCGTGATAGGTGCCCCGGATAGCTTCATCATGACCCTGCTGTCTTGCCTTAATCCAAAAACAAGAGTACCCACCAAATCCGATGGGTACTCCTGATAATTGAATAGGTGGTATGTTTCGGCAAGGTCGCAAATCATTTCATCCTCGCATTCGTCTAGGACTCTTGCGAGGAGATAGAGTTTTTTGGGGTCAGTGCTCCAATTATCTCGGTAACTTCTGCCCCGATTGCTTCAATAGGTGCAAAACCGTCATGCAGAGTCTCCACATGCTTGATAAGGTCGTCCACCTTGTCACCGAGCATTAACGTGCTGATTTGGTCGAATGCGATAAACCTCTCCGCACTGTCGCCCTTGTTCAGCTTCGCCAGTGCCCTTACATAGCGGTAGTCCTTAACTATCCGCTCGTCTACGCTCCACTCAAAACCTGTCTTTGTCTTGCCTGTAACCATATGACCCCCTTATGCTGACGGAGTAGCCGCCTTGATGTACTGATAGTGATATACACCGCTCGAATCGGGCACATCGGTAATTGTGAGCTGATATCCTACGGCTTCATCGTCCTTGTAGGCTATCGTTCCAAGCTCGGAGATAGTGCCGTTAGGTATGACGATTCTCTCTTTTCTGTTGCCTCTCATAATCATGTCGATTATCCAAGAACCGCTCGAGAGTTCGTCAGCCGTTGCCTTTACAGTAACATTGCCAGAAGCGTCAACGATTACGTTGTCGGCTCCGTATACGACCTTGAGAACATCCACGTTCAGTACTTCCAAGAGTGTGAACTGGAATGAGTCGGGTCTTTCTTTCTGAAAGTTGTTAACTGTATCGCCGCCCCATGCCTTTATCTGGTCAGACTCGGGGCTGTTGTCGTTGGTTACTCCGTCTTCGCTGACATATCCAAGAGCCACAAATGTGGCATCCTTTTCAGCATCGGCGGAGGTGGGCAGAGCCGTTCCAAGAGGTGCAAAGAAGATTGCGCCGCTCTTATTCGGCTTGCCTGTACTAACGTTTGTCGCTGTGTTAGTAGTTGACATATTTTATTCCTCCATATATGTGATGTTGTAATAGCTTCTATAACGATATTTTTTGAGCGTTGTGTCGGGGGCATCATTCCCTCCACTTAATTTGCACGAAGATATATCAAATTCTGCGTTAAAGTCTCGCATTGCCTTCCTGACCTTTTCGTCAAGGGCTGCGGCATCCTTTTTCCTGTCGGCATATGAATAGACGGCAGCCGTCACATAGTCGATAAGGTTCTCATACGAGCGGTCTACAATCTGGATGACAAGGCACTCCCCATCAAAGGCTTTGGGTGTTTCGTAAAATACGTTATTTGTACCGATATTTGTCACAAGATAATCACGGATGGTTTTCTCAATCATTTTCCTTTACCTTTACCCATGCACGTTGAGTGCCGACAAATTCTTCGGTCACTTCTCCCCTTTTTTCGCCTTCTCGCTTGAGCATCTCCTGTACTTCCTGCGATTGCAGCATCGCCTTTATGCCCGGCTTGTTCAGCACGAATTTACCCTTCTGTTCGTTCAAGGTTCACCTTCCTGTTCCAGTCAAGCGGCACATTGGCTTCGGTGTACTCTATGACATCGCCTATCGTGTGGAATATGCCACGATTCACCAGCTCGACCCTTGTGTCTCGCCAATCGTTGGCATCGCCCTTTGGTAGGCATAACGTGTAGACCACCTTTGCGCCGTACATTGTCAGCGCATCGGTGATGTCGCTGGATGACGGCTGACACACAAGGACGTTTGCCACTGTTACCCATTCCGTAGAATAGATAGGTGCGCCAAAATCGTCCGTGCCTGTCTGTGTCTTTTTCTCGACTTTTACTGATTCTCCTGTGATTCTTGCCATAAGAATATGCTCCCATACTGCTGCCGCTGTAGCCCTAATCGTTTAAGGTCGTTATACAAGATAGCATTGGCAATTCCCCCGCCCGGTACTGCGTAAGTACCTGACCAAGAATAGCCGCCTGCTGCCTGAGTCTCCTGCGTCATTGCATCGCCCGATGTGTTCTGCCTGAGTACCCTGACAGTAACATCAACGGTCACGAGCTTGACTACATTGGCATAGGTTTCGTCGTCCTGCACCATTTCGTCAAGGTTCTTTCCTACCTTTACGGCTTCATTCCGCAGTGCGTCCGAGATTAACGGCAATAATGCCGCCGCCCTCGTCTGCTCGTCAGCGGTGAGAGGTCTCCACAGTGTTGAGATATCTTCTACTGTCGCAAATGCTACGCTCATTTTTTCGTTCCTTTTTTCTTTGCCGGTGCTTTCTTTTCAGCCTTCGGAGGCTCAACAACAGAAGAGGCTACTTCCGTGGAAATAGCCTCATAATTCTCTGCATTGATCTCGCAATCGGTTGTAAATTCTGCACCTGTCAGCTTATTACGATATACCATTAGCCGGATACCTGAGTCTTGATTCTTGCGAATGCGTCAGGAACAATGATGCCCCAGCCGATGTACGCTTCGCCACGAAGGTAAATCTGGTTGTGTCCCTTAAGGTCGCCAGCATCGCTGTTATCGGGATTACCATATTCGATAATCTCAAGAGGAATCTGCTTGCTGTAGCCCCATCTGAAGTAGTCAGCGAAGTTACCCACGATTGCTCTGTCAGCGTTGCTGTTAGCTGATATTGTCACGTTAGTATCAACAGGAAGTCCGTTGAGTGTTCCGGGATTGCTGCCCCATGCAAGCTCAGGGAAGAGAGGTGCATTGAGGTTTGCGCCTGTCCTAAGTGCTGCAAGGGCATTTCTCATAGCCGGAGCCATTGCCATACCCGTAACATCATGCTCGTTGCCCTGTACAAGTGCGATTGCAGCTTCTACATTGGCATCAGGTGTCTCTGAATTAAAGGTCACAGTCTGTGTAACCTTTGAATCAAAGTGGTTTGAACCAATGACATCAGAAGGCTCACCAGTACGAGGATTTACACCATGCATAGCCATAAGGTCGAGACCCTTTGCTACCTTGCGTGCGAAGCCTTCAGAAAATGCCTGAAGGTACTGAAGCTGTACTTCTTCTGCGGCAAATCTGAACTCGTCAGAGATTCTCAGACCATACTCAATCTTGATAGGTGCCATCTTTACAGCTGCGATGGTTGCGCCGCCGTTAGCCTTTGCGCCATTCTCTGCAACGATATTTACTTCACTGTCCATGCTGAATGTGAACACCTGCTCACCATTGAAGGGAAGAGGCTTTGCGCCAGACAGTCTCGCAAGGGATGACTTACCCCTTACAAGGTTGAACATTTCATTTGTTAACTGCTCGGGAAATAATGCTCCCTTAGATAATACACTACCCATAATTTTTATCTCCTTTTAACTCTGTTGTGCAAGGTTAGCCAACAATGCTGCATAAGCGTTCGCATTGTTTGGTGTGCTTCCCTGCGGTTCGTTTGTGCGCATAGGCGGCGCAGCCTTAGGTGCCAAAAGTGACGACACGCTCTCCGCATCTTTGAGAAGTTCCTCTTCGGTCTCGCCAATCAGTCTGTCAGCGAGTTCAAAAGGAATCCCTTTCTCCATTGCTACTTTGCCCTTGAGCCACTTCGTCTCTGCGCTTTTTGCTCTCTGTTCAAGTTCCGAAACAGTCTTTGAAAATTCGACATTTTTGTCTCTTTCGGCTTTCTGCGCATCATTTGCGGCTTTGATTTTTCCTTCATAGTCGCTCTTGATCTTCGCTACTTCCTCCGGCGACAGATACTCCTTGAACCTCTCGGAGACTTCACGCTCCTTCTGTTCAAGCCTTTTCTGTATCATCTTGTCGAACTCTTCCTGTGTTTCGATTGTCTTAAAATCACTCATTTCTTTTCTCCTCTTTTACTGTGAGTTAACATAGATTTATCAACACCCTTTCGGGGTTAATACTGAATTGATTGCGGCACTACGTCTTTTGCCGTTGATGCCGCCCAAAAGGCTAAAATTGCCGAATCCATCAAGGCTATGTCGTATATATCCAATAACGACTTATAGCCGAAGCCGCCCTGTGAGCCGATTGCCCTTTTGTCGCAGTTAGACACGACCTTCATCAGCGATGTCTGGTTGTTGTGGCATATCTGCCCTAGTGCAATGCCCTGCTCCCACATGGCATTCGCTGTGATGATCTCGGCAACGCTCGGAAGTATCGGCTTCTGGAATCCATGCTCCTTCATTGCGGCCGCAAGTATTCCCTTGCCGTTCGCTCCGTCAATCACCACCTTGTCAACTTTCGGATTGTGCATAAAATCAAAAAGCCATCCATTGCCGTTCTTGATGGGTCGGCAATCGATAGCCTCTATGAATATTTTTCCGTCTGTTGTTTTCGCAGCTATTGACAGGGCAACGTTCTTTCCGTCATGCCCGTATTTGATGCCAAGATACCGCTTCGGCTGAAGCTGTGGCATTCCGTCACATTTCAGGATTGTCCATTCCGCTTCTGATATAGCCGACTTTTGGCTATACTCAAGCCACAAACCCAGACGCTGGATGTTGAAGTCGATATCGCCATAAGTAAGCTCCGCCCGGATATTACGCTCTCGAAGTATTGTTCCGAGCGATGGATTGTACTCATACCACAAGTCCACGTTCGAGATGTCTTCGGTCAGCTTGTCGATTGACCATTCAGCCCATCCCACGTCCTGAGCATCGCCCTTCAATACGCTGTTACGCATCCGCAGGAACACATCGCCGCCGCTGATAGCCGTTGGCGGTGTCCCGGTCATAATGATTTGCGGATTAGGCGAGGCGCTGACCGTATAACCAAGCGCTGATTCCTGCTTCGAGGTGTATTCCTGCGCCTCGTCAATGATTAGCAGGTCGAACCCTTCGCCAAGTCCGCCGTTATTCGTCCTTGTCCTGAAGTCAACGACTCCGCCCCCGGTTATCTCGATATGTTCAAGTCCGTACTGCTTCGATGCAAAAAAGGACTTTTCCGGCATTTCCTTTTTCTTTTTGGAATGCTCTTCATATCCTGCCTTCTTCAGCAGGGTGTAAAGCCTGTTGAATGCATCGTGCGAAGTCGTGGTTCTGTGTGCGGTGTGGCATACCTTCTCGCCAAGGTTGACGATTCCGTCAAACTCTCGAGCCGCCAGGATTTCGCCCTTGCCGTTTCTTCGGGATACGCACAATCCGTACTTCATATGCTTCCACAGTCCGTCTTCTACTGCCATAATGGCATTGATCTGGATTTCCTGCCATTTCGTCAGGGCTTGACCTGTGGACTTATAGAGCTTGATAGCTTCTTTGCCTTTTGTCTTTTTGTACTCAACGTTGGTAAAGGTAGGAGTTTCTCTTCCGAGTCTCCCCATGCTTTCACCTCCGTGGCATCTGCGTTTCTCTACGCTTTTGCAGTTCTTCTTCTGTCGGTTTCCAAGTTTCCTTCGTCCGCACGTTCTGGTTCTGTTTTTCCGAGCGGTATGTCAAATCGCATCGGCAGAACTCATGACGTTGGTAGACTTCTTTCGGCTCCTTGCCGCATTCGTACTCCCCGGCAAGGTCTGCGCACCATTGGCAGCAGTTCGGCTCTGCATCCCTTGTAATGACTGTTTTTAAGCCTGTGCTTTGTCTGAAGTTTGCATTTGCCTTGATATAGTCATCAAAAAACGCTTCGACATTGTTCACGATAGGCTCTTTCAGCCATGCAGACGATTTTTCATAATCGCCATCATAGGATGTCATCTTGTCGATGAGTCCTTTGATACGTTCTTCAGGGAAGTCCGCCTCAATCGCCTTCAGCCCGATTTGTTCCTGTTCGTCAATGATTGCCTGTATCTGTTTGCTTATCTGGTTAACAAGCCCATGACAGGTCAGGAGCGATGGAGCCACAGTCCTTGTGGCAATGTTGAAATATAGGATTCCGTCTGGCAGATTGTCTTCCGCAAGGTTAACAAGCAACGCTTTCGACATGTTCTCGCCTGTATACTGTGCGTAGCGGTGAGCATCTACCAGCGTGGCGGTTCCGTCCCTTATCCTTCGGCTGATTTTCATTATTCGCTTGTCCCCGACCATCTTTGTTCTGAAGGTCGAGTCAATTGCCTTGCTTAACGCAGGCACAACGTCTTCCATGTCCACCTTCTTTCCCCACCTATAACGGCATAATAAAAGGGCGATGGTGGATATCGCCCTCACGAATGCGCTTTCGTGTCATGCCGGATTAAGCCGCTCGGCTCAAATCCCTGTCAGTTCGAAAATCTTGTCCTCGGTCATGTATCCCGGCATTGCCGTTTCGATTTTCCCGAGTGCATCACCAATGCCACCAAGCATTGATACATCCGCAGGGAATGGCGGTGTCCATATTGGCTCCGTCATGTATAGCTGCGACCTGTTGTACTTCTGACCATCTCGGATGCATGCTGCAAGGTATCCGGCATTCTTGAGACCGATGCCGAATGTCTTCTGTGCCTTCTTTGCCGCGAGTCGCAGGTTTTCGTGTGCCGCCTTGATGGCATCATAGCTTGACGGATTTGCTGTCGGGAATCCCAAGTCGTCAAGCGTGAGACCCACTTCCCCGGCGAATAGCGAAGCGAACATCTTCAGCTGGTCGGTGTGTGGAGTCATGCTCTGCTGCGTGAACTGTCCGAGCTTTACATGGTCCTGTCCGTCCACGTTGGTCGTGAATTTCATCATTGCACTCATGGCAGCAGACCACTTGTCCATCTGCTCTGCGGAAGGGTCAATGCCTGTTACCCACTTCTGCGGGAACGAATAGAACTCTGCGGAGATTTCTGACCGCTTAATCGTTCTCAGTGCGCTCCCCACATACGACATACAGGCTCTTGATATCCTTGAATGCCCGAACTCTCGCCTTGAGTCAGGTCTGAATATTATCGGCACAAGACAAGGATATGGTGCTTTGTTCGGCCTGGTCTCCACAAGCACACCGCCTTCATAATATGCCGTGTACTCGTAGGTGAAGTAAGCTTCTTTTGTAGGCTGTCCATATATATCACGCTCCAACACGGCATATCCTTCGTTCAGCAGATAGCTTGTCGGCTCAATGATGCCTGTCGCATTGCCGCCGTCTATCACTTGCAGTCTCGGATAGCCTGTTTCGTCTTCGCTGACGTAAATAAAATCACAAGCGTTAATCAGCGCACCCAACACGGCAGAATCAACAAGAACATCTTTGTTGTTCATGTTCAGAATCTCATTAAGTCCGAACACGTCATCCCTGAACTCGTAGAAGTTGAGCCTATCCGCAAGGGAATCCACACCCTTTGCACACCAACCGACAACGCTATTCCACAGCTTTAATTCTGGCGGTGTTGATATGCCAAAATCAAACGCGATATTCTTCATTTCGTAGAATAAATAGCGAGTTGTCGTGCGCAGGTTCTTCTGTATTAACTTCTGTTGAAGATATGGGATACCCTTATAATTCATATTCTTGTACCTTTATGAAACAATCTTATTATTCTTTTTTGAATTGCACACTCTATGCGCTAACTGCACATTATCCCAAGAGTGCAAACCACCCAAAGAGACAGGAACAACATGGTCAATACTTGGATATAAATTGCCACATACAACCGTCTTGCCAATTTTGTGTTTATCGTTCCAATCAATAGCCTTTCCGCATATTTGACATTGATTATTGTCTCTTTCAGCCAACTTTTGCACTGTAATATCTTTATCAACAACAATGCCTTTAAGCCTTTTATCTCTACGGCTATTTTTGTATATTTTCCGGCACTCATCAGAACAGCACATTTGCCTGTTCTTCCACGTTTCAAACGTCTCGCCACATATTGCGCATTCTTTTGTCAATATCTCCGAGTGTGATATCCGTCCTGTTTGTATGTGATAATGTTTTCTTGCGCATTCGTCAGAACAAAATTTATATTTCCCTTTTCCAAGTTTTTCGCCGCAAAGCAAACACTTTTCTGCCCTGTCAGATATCCACACGTATTTCATGCGTTTATTATCTACATCGGCATTGTAACAACATTCTCTTGAGCAATACTTTTTCTTTCGTCCGGTAAACTCTTTACCGCAGTATTCACATTTCATACTTTTTACCTTCCCTTTCAGTAAAAAACCTAAATAAAAAAGGCTTTACAGGTGTTAGGTTGACACTTTTCGGGAGCTACCCTATTAAAGCCTTAATTAACTGATTTACCCTATTAAATAGGGCGGTTCTGCGTAAGATATTTGCATA